AGTTGTATGACCCTTACTCAAACCACCATGACCACAACATACCAGACAAATCTCACCGATACAACGTACAACGGTTGGACGAATTACGAGACTTGGAACGTTGCACTGTGGATCGGTAATGATGAGGGTCTTTATCACTTAGCAAGCGAAGCTGGTAATTATTCAGACTTTGTAGATGCCCTCGAAGCATGTACATTTAATGACCTAGAAACCCCTGACGGTGTTAAGTACCGCGACCCTAAAGTTAACACATTAGAACTCAATTCTGATTGTTACTTTGGCGTCTAATTACAGTGGGGGCAGAGCTTGACTTTGCCCCCGTAGTCTGTTAAAGTATGCGTATAGCAATCGGCAGTTATTATGCGGTTTATTGTTATGCGGCGCGGGGGGCGTGATAAAAACGCTTAACTACCCTAACCTACAGAGGTGACAAATCGATCTGTAAATATCACTCTCATAAAAAATTTCCGGATATGAAAAGAACGCCCTATTGGAATTTCTGGAAAGTTGTATTAGCAGGTTGGTGTATTCGATATCCAAAAACAATGTCCAAGGTGGTGTTAATACCTCTTGGATTTTTTATTGTTTTGATATACAATGCCTTTATGAGTTAGATAACTAGAAAAAAATCCGGAGGTAAAATGAACCCCACAAAGGTCTTTCACATATATGCTAAGGAAGAATGTATATACAATAATCTTACAGAAGAACAGTTTACAGAGAAGTGGGCTGAATTAACTGCAATGGTAGGGTTATTACATACTGATTACTCGCCCTCTGATTTTTCATATGAGCAAGTAACAAGATATGAGAATGGTTATGGATATGCTTCGGATGCATCTTCAGAACCGCCTGGATCAGATTCATACTAGTGTTGATACCACTACTATGAAATAAATGATTGACAGACTACATACACCATACTATAATTGAACTGAAGTAATTTCAAAACTATGGCAAAAGGATTTACGGTAAAAGCAAAGACACCAGAAAAGAAACCAGAAGACTGGGATATTGCTGCTATTAAAGAACGCATGAAAGGTAAGACCATTGTGTTTTGCCTTCCTGGACGTGGAGTATCATATATTTTTCTGAAGAATTTTGTACAACTTTGTTTTGATATGGTACAGAATGGTATGGCCATTCAGATCAGTCAAGACTACAGTTCCATGGTAAACTTTGCACGTTGTAAGGTACTTGGTGCAAATGTATTACGTGGACCTGATCAAATTCCATGGGATGGTAAGTTAGAGTATGATTATCAACTATGGATTGACTCGGATATTGTCTTTGACACAAACAAGTTCTGGCAGTTATGTGATCTCTCTGTTCCAGCAGAAGGTGAAGAGCGTGGCATTACTGCAGGTTGGTATGCTACTGAAGATGGACACACAACTTCTGTCGCACACTGGTTAGATGAAGAAGAGTTCCGTACTAATGGCGGTGTCATGAATCATGAGACTGTAGAGAGCATTCAGAAGCGTCGTAAGCCCTTTACTGTTGACTACACTGGTTTTGGGTGGGTCATGATTAAGAAGGGTGTCTTTGAGGATAAGAATATAAAGTATCCTTGGTTTGCTCCTAAGATGCAAGTCTTTGAATCTGGATCTGTTCAGGATATGTGTGGAGAAGACGTATCATTCTGTCTTGATGCTATTGAGGCAGGTTATGAGATCTGGTGTGACCCCCGGATCCGCGTTGGGCACGAAAAAACTCGCGTAATCTAACGTGTCTCGTTTTAACTTATATTATGATAATGAATTGATTTGTAGCGACCTCTCGTTTGAAGATGCAGCAGAGGTCCTACAAGACTTATCAGAGAAGTTCTTTTCTGGTGAGGGTACTATTGATCCAAGTAAAATTAATCTCAAGGAGAAAAATTAATTATGGCAAGAGGTAGAATTGGGATCTCTGGTGAACAGATGATCGAATCAAAACCAAAAAAAACTCGTCAAGGTATGGGTAAGCACACTAAGTATGCGGCATCCTCTGGTAACAATAAGAAAAAGCGTTATCGTGGACAAGGTAAATAGTAACAACGATTTTGTTACTTTATGGCTGCATTAATTTGCAATCTACCTTCTATTGAGGTATGGGTTCGTAAAGAATATCTCACCGATCATCAATCTGGTCATGGTGAATTTGTAAAGGGCGTTTGGGTATCGTGTAAATCGATACCTGGACGTGCTTTTTATTTTGAGACATACTTACCAGAGTATGCTGCAATGTATGATAAACTACCTATCAGTGCCTTTGTGGCGAACCCTGAGACTCCCTCACCTGATATGAACCTACCTAACCTACAATTCTGGAATTGTATGGACTACGGCGTTGTATCAATCACTAAGCAGTTTATTGGTTCAATGGATTTTGAGTGCTATACTCGCGATCATGGTATCATTAAAGGAGAATACATCTGTACGATAGATAATTATCATCAGGATTGTGATATGATTGACTATGCTACTAGTGAAAATCCTGCTGAACATAAGTCTCATAACTTAATTGCACTTAATAATGGACAGTATGCACTCTATCCAAACAATAGAATGCGTATTTTTGATAATAGTTTGACACCTGTTGAACCAAAGATGCCTGATTTTAAGGTATCAACACAGTGCTACCAGGTTGAAAATGGATTTGATCGACTTGGAATGGGTCGTGAAGATGAATACTTTTGGAAAACTGCAAAAGAACGTAAAAACGAAGACGAGGAATCTGAAAATGAATGACTTTCTAGACAATTTAGCTAATGATCAGCATCAAAAGATGCTTCGTGAGATTAATAATGACGATCTTACACCCAAAAAGCGTAATAAAAAGCAAGAAAGTGAGTTGTTTGAGACTCAGAGTGCTCCAGAACCACTTTATGAATGAGTCTTGACCCTATAAATAAGAAAGAACATGATATATCACCAATAAATAATGCCTCTAGAAAGGGTCAGTCAGGGTTTTAAGGATATAAGTGCAACGTTTAAGAGCAATCCTCTTACAAATGACGTTGTTGATCTTAAAAATGCTTCGGCTATCGCAAGATCTGTCCGAAATATTGTCATGACTGTCCCTGGTGAAAAGTTTTTTGATCCAGATTTTGGATCACGTATCAGCCAATCACTATTTGAGAATATTGATAACATCACTGCACTCACAATCAGGGATGAGATTGACAACTCCATCCGTAATTATGAACCGAGAGTTGATCTAAACAAAGTCATTGTCGATCCAGACTTTGATAATAATGGATTTAACGTAACGGTCATTTATAATATCGTTGGAATTGATATACCAGCACAAAAGTTAGAGTTTGTATTAGAATCAACTCGATAAATGGCACTAGTAAATTACGCAGATCTGGATTTTGCCCAGATAAAATCCACCCTTAAAGAATATCTAAGGAATAATTCTAATTTTACGGATTATGACTTTGAAGGATCTAATCTGTCAAGTATTTTAGATATTCTGGCATACAATACTTACTTGACATCATATAACGCTAATATGGTGTCGAATGAATGTTTTATTGATAGTGCAACATTGAGAGAAAATGTTGTTGCACTAGCAAGAAATATTGGATACAACCCAAGATCAAGAAAAGCATCTTCTGCTGTTATCAGTTTTATCGTTAATACTACTGGTATTGTTCCCGCACCAACATCAATCACCCTAAACAAAGGGCCAATCGCAACATCGAACGGTACTTTTTCTGGAAATTCGTTTATATTCTCTATTATGGAGGATATTACAGTACCAGTTATTGATGGAGTGGCAGAATTTGATTCTGTAAAGATTTTTGAAGGTACATATCTCACAGAATCATACACATATAGTTCAAGAAATCCAAATCAGCGTATTTTACTTAATAATGCTGGCATTGACACCGATTTAATTCGTGTTCAAGTAGGAACAAACAGTGGTAGTTCAAAACAAACCTATGTAAAACAAGATAGCCTCTTTGATATTAACTCTACATCACAAGTATATTTCTTACAAGAGGTAGAAGACGAAAGATATGAACTTATTTTTGGTGATGGAATCTTTGGTAAGGCATTAAGTGAAGGAAATCTGATAACTATCAATTATTTGACCACAACTGGTGGATCTTCCAATGGAATAAACAACTTTACTTTCAATGGAAGAATGACTTATGTAAGAAATGCTATCACATACACCATTTCTCAGGGTATTTCTCTTCTTTCCACTGATATTGCTGCTGGTGGTGGTGATGTTATTGAAAAAGTAGATTCTATTAAAAAATTCGCACCTAGAATCTATGCATCACAGAATAGAGCACTCACTGCAAATGATTATGAAACTTTGATTCCAGCAAAGATCTATCCAGAAACTGAATCTATCTCTGTATTTGGTGGAGAAGAGTTAATTCCTCCACAATATGGAAAAGTTTTCATTAGTATTAAACCAAGAACTGGAGAATTTCTCCCTAATTTGGTAAAGGAAAATATTAAGAGAGATTTGAAGAAATATGCGGTTGCAGGAATCGTTCCTGAAATCCTGGATCTCAAATATCTCTATATTGAAGTAACGTCGAAGATTTACTATAACTCAAATCAAGCAACATCTTCTGCTGATGTTGCAACAGCGATTCAGAATAATGCAATTAATTATGCAGAATCAACTGAACTCAATAAGTATGGTGCTAGGTTCAAATATAGTAAATTCCTAAAAATTATTGACGAGAGTCACGAATCTATTACATCTAATATCACCACTGTATCGATGCGTAGAGACGTTAGGGCTGCCCTTAACACCCTTGCAGAGTATCAGGTAGGGTTTGGTAACCAATTCCATATTCAGAAGATGAGTGGTTACAATATTCGTTCAAGTGCATTTAGAGTTGCTGGAATTCCACAAAATGTATATCTAGGAGATATTCCAAATACTAATAGACAATCGGGAAATTTATTCTTATTCTCTCTTGGAAACCCTCAAGCTCAAGATCCAACAATTTTAAGAAGAAATGTTGGAAGAATTGATTATGTAAAGGGAGTAATTACTTTAAATCCGATCAACATTCAATCAACTCAAAAAGTTATTGATGGACAATCTGTTATTCAGATTGTTGCAGTACCGCAATCAAATGATACGATTGGTCTTCAGGACTTGTACTTGCAATTAGATATTAATAGTAGTTTGTTTGAGATGGTGGTTGATCCGATTGCATCTGGATCTGATCCATCTGCATCAACATATATCGTTTCTTCCAGTTACGATTCAAATAGAGGTTTGTTGGTAAAACCATAAAATGACACAGACTAGAATTCCTTTCCAGACAATTGTAAAGAGCCAACTTCCCGAATATATTCGGGACGAATTTCCTCTTTTGGGTGAATTTTTATCCCAATACTATCTCTCGCAAGAATTTCAGGGAGCACCGGTCGATTTAATTCAAAATATTGATCGTTATATCAAACTGAACAATAATGCCAATATTGTCAAATCAACTACGTTAAGAAGTGATATTAATCAGTATGAAAGAACAATATTTGTCGGCAATACAAATGGATTTCCCGATCAATATGGATTAATTCGTATTGATGATGAAATTATCACATATACTGGAAAGAATAGTTTTAGTTTTACAGGATGTATCCGTGGTTTTACTGGATATGTAAAAGAAAAGTCTAGAGAAGTATTTTCTTTTGCAGAAACAAGGGCAGTTTTACATAAAGCAGACGCAACTGTTGAAAACTTAAGTATAGAGTTTTTATCTAAGTTTTTTAATAAAGTAAAACATCAAGTTCTCCCTGGTTTGGAGGATAGAACTCTCTCAGATAAAATTGATAAGAATCTTTTTATAAAGCAGTCAAAAGATTTTTACACATCTAAAGGCACTGATAAGTCTTTTAAAATTTTATTCAAAGCTTTATATGGAGAAGATGTTGAAATTATAAAACCTTCTGAAAATCTTTTTTCTCCATCAACGTCTCTTTATAAGATTACAAAAGATATGATCGTTGAGCCAATATCTGGCAACATAATGGATATTAGGGGATACACACTATATCAAAATACTTTCAATACCACAATCAATAAATCATATGCTCCAATTACTGATGTTGAGAGAGTTATTGTTGGGGGTGCAAGTACTGATTATTACAGAGTGAGTTTTGACGCAAACTACAATAGAGATGTTAAATTTCAAGGTGCAGAGTATGGAGATTTTGTCGCACACCCTAAAACAAAACTGATTGGAGAATATACTACATCATCAGAAACGTTTGATGTTGACTCGACTGTAGGATTTCCGACTTCTGGCGAATTAACAGTATCATATGATGATCGTACTTTAGGTTTAGTTTCATATACATCGAAATCACTAACTCAATTTTACGGTGTCTCTAATATTACTAATACTATATCTGACAATACAGTTGTTGGTATCAATACATATGCAACTGTCACTTTAAATAATGGTAGTATTATCTCTATGAGAATTGTCAATGTTTTAAGCGACTACCATGTTGGAGATCAAGTTGGGTGGGTGAAAGGTAATCCATATTATGGACCATTTCATGTTCATAGGGGTAGAAAAATGGTTGGAGAAAAACATGTTTCATCTCCCCATGACTACATCTATGACACTAAAGAAGACAGTCTACAGAACCTAGGAGCGTTTAGCGCAGCTGTTGCTACTAGTGGTTCTACATCATATAGTAATCCTGTATCTAGTGCCACAAACACAGTGTCTAGCACCTCTTCCAGTTCTTCTTCTGGAGGCGGTGGTTCCTCTGGGGGCGGTGGATATGGGTACTAAATAACTAAAAAAGTATCAAGGCAGATATGTCGGAGCAGTTGAATAACAGATACTACGAGAAGGGCGATACCATACGAGTGAAAACTCTTGGGTTGTCAGCAAACGATGCTGTTTCCAATAATTGGTTGGTAAACTCTGCGACTGTTTATAGAGTAGAGTCACTTGAGAAAATTAATCTACAAAATTTTAGATATAGGGTTATACTGAATAATAACCATATTTTTAAAGTAGGTGATAGTTTAAAAATAACTGGAAATAACTTTGAAGCAGTATCTAAGATATATTCCGTAAATGGATCAAATCAAATTACAATTGGTGATCAGGGAAACCTTGACAGCATAAATGTTTCTAGTCTTAGAATTAAAAGAAATATTCTGAAGGCAAGTGCAACAAATTTTAATGTCTCTCAGATTGCAGCAAACATCCAAAACGTTTATAAAAAGCAAAATAATACTTTAGTAGCCTCTTCTTCAATTCCATCTTATGGAAATCTTGACCTATCAATAAAGAATACTAAAATTACTTTTAGTGGTACTTTCCCACTAACAGGATCTGCTGCAACTGATACGTTTAAAATCATATCTAGTGGAGATCATGGTTTTTACACTGGGGATTCTATATATTATTCTCCACAAAAAATAACCACGACTAGCACTGATATTGATGGCAATACTATTACCACTACGGAAACTCAAGTTGGTATTGCTGAAGAAGGAATTTACTTTATCCAAAGACTTGATAACACCACACAGATAAAGTTAGCTCAGAGTAAATCACAACTATTTGATGGAGATTATATTACTACAGAACCAATCTCTATAACTGATAATACAATTGAGTTATACCGATATAAAGATAAAACCCTCTCAAGTCAAAAACTCTTCAGAGAAATTCCAACTCAAAATAATGAGTCAAATTCTGTTATAACCGAACCCGGAACTAGAAACGGAATTCTTGTCGATGGTGTAGAAATTTTAAATTACAAGTCCTTAGATGGATTGAATTACGGAAAAATTAAATCTATAACTGTAGATAACCCAGGAAGTGGATATGATGTAATTAATCCACCCAATTTAGTAATTACTGATATTGTTGGTACTGGAGCGACTGCAAATGCAATTGTCGAAGGTTCCTTTAATAAAATTAATGTAGCGTATGGCGGATTTGATTATGTAACAGATCCAATCGTTCAAATTAGTGGAGGAAATGGAAAGGGTGCAGAAGCAAGAGCTAATACTTCTTTAATCAAAAATTCTGTAAATTTCAATTCAGCAGAAATTTATGGTCTAGTTACTATTGGATCATCATCTGCTATTGGATTTTCAACAAACCACAGATTTAGAGATCATGAGAGAGTTATCTATAAAACAAACGGAGAAAGTGGTATTGTTGGATTGACAACAGGAGCATTTTACTATGTTAATATTCAAAGTCCTACAAGCGTAAAATTATTCAAAACTCAGAATGATTCTATTGCTGGTCTGAATACTATAACGTTTACTGATTATGGTTCTGGCAGACATGCTCTTGAAGCGACGGATCTCAAAAAAGTTGTTTCATCTGTAGAAATAGTTACCCCTGGATCTGGATATCAAAACAGAAAAACAACAGCAGTAGGAGTCTCAACTTCCTTAAATGAGATTACTATCAACAACCACGGATATTCTTCTGGAGAAAAAATCAAATATACTCCAGAATCTACTGTTTTGGGTGGACTGATAGACAATACGGAATATTACGTCACTTCAATTGACAAAAACAATATCAGACTATCTGATATTGGACCTTCTTCAGATCTGGAGTTATATTATAGAACTAAGCAATATGTAAATATAACTTCTCCACAATCACAGATTGACGGTTTTCTTCCAGCAGATCAAGGAATTCATCATTTCAATTACCCAGAAATTTCTGTATCTCTTATTGGAGAAATCGGCATTTCTTCTGTTGGATCGGAAACTTTTGAAGCCAGAGTTACTCCGATAGTTAGAGGAAGTATTGTTGGTGTAAATCTATCAAATGGAGGTGTTGGTTATGGGTCTTCCGAAGTCCTTAATTATATTAGAGAACCTCAGATTACAACTCAGGTTGGGTCTGATGTACAATTGTCTGCAATTGTATCGGATGGAAAAATTGTTGAAATTATCGTACAAAACGGCGGAAAAAACATCCATGCAGTTCCAAAGATAACAGTAGTTTCTGATACTGGTCAGGGATGTGTATTATCGCCTAATATTTCTGGAGGTCGTATAACCTCTGTAGAAGTTATTTCGGGAGGAATTGATTACATTCAAGGAAATACTTCAATTGTGGTGATATATCCAGGAGTTGGAGTTTCTTTTAGATCAAAAATCCAAAGATGGACTGTAAATGAATACCAAAAGAATATTATAAATGTTGGCGATGATGATAATTTTATAGAAACAGGTATAAATGAAGCATATGGCCTTCAGTGCCTACATCTATATGCTCCAAGACTATTAAGGAGTTCATTATACCAAAGTAATCAAGATGGATCTATATTATACAATTCTTCTGATCTAACTCTTGATAATGGTTCTGAAAAAATTACTTCAAAAAATCACTCTCCAATTATTGGATGGGCCTACGATGGTCATCCAATTTATGGACCTTTTGGATATTTGAATAAAAATGGTGGAATTGTAACTCAGATTAAATCTGGTTACAAACTCAGTTTACAAACTAATAGACCCCCAACCACACATTTTCCCGAAGGATTTTTTGTAGAAGATTACCAATTCATAGAAAGTAGTAGTGATGATATTTTAGATGAAAATAATGGTAGATTTTGTATAACACCAGAATTTCCAAAAGGAACTTATGCATATTTTAGCACATTTGCAGAATTTGTTGATTCGCAAGGAAAATTCAAAAACTATAAATCCCCAGTATTCCCTTATTTGATAGGAAATAGTCTTTATTCAAAACCATCAAAACTTAGTTATTTAAAAACATCAAATCATGATCAATATGATATTCAAGAATATGGTTGGATAAGAAATACTAGTTTTTATAATTTAGAAGAAGAAGTGTCTTCATATGATTATGTCGAAAGGCCTTTCAAGTTAAAAAATAATCAAATTTCAAAAGTTAGTTTTGCTTCTCCAGGTTATCTTGATAATATCGGTATTTTAACTGGTGGTAGCAACTATAAAGTTGGAGATGCTTTAATAATTGATAATGAAGGGACTAGTGGATATAACGCTAGCGTTAAAGTTTCAAAAGTTGGTGGTAAAGTCATATCATCGATAAATTGCGTAACTTCTACCATCAACTCAATCGAAGTTCTGCCCACAGGTAACGTTGGCGAATATAGTTTTACTGCAAATTCCCCACATAGTCTTTTAAACAAAGAAATCGTTTCTATTGCAGGTCTCAGCACAACAGCAGTTAATTTAACAGGCCAATATAGTGTTGGTATTTCCACTGCTACTCTGGTTCTTAGAGCAGGAGTTGGTACAACTGCAGCCACTGGAATTGTAACATATTTTTCAGTTTATGGAATTGGATTGGATGATGTTTCTGAAAATGATATTTTTAATATTGAAGATGAAAAAATAAAAATTCTGAACGTAGACAAAGTATCGTCAAGAATTAGAGTTCAACGGGAAGTGCTTGGATCAACTGGTACAGCGCATACTGCAACGACTGTTTTCCATGAAGATCCAAGAACTTTTACCGCAAAAGTTGGATTTAAGACAACATTTAATTTTAGACGTAATAGAGAACTTTATTTTAATCCAGTTGATACTGTTGCGATTGGAACTCAGTCTGGAGTTGGTATTGGAACAACAATTACGTTTACAAATCCCGGATCTGGTGCAACCAATGTATTTGTTCCAACTCAAACTTTATATTTCCCAGGACATAATCTTGAAACCGGTGATGAGTTAATATACAATCTTAACGGTGGTTCATCCATTGGAGTTTCTACCAATGGTATTTCAACATCAGTGACTTTATCTGATCTATCGAAAGTATATGCTGCCAAAATTAATAATAATGAGATCGGAATATCAACAGTAAGAATTGGAATTAACTCCACAGGATCTTTTGCGGGAACAGGCAATACAACTACTTCTCAAGGATTATTATTCTTTACTGATCGTGGATCAGGAGATAATCATAGTTTCAAGACTAATTACACTAATGTAATTACAGTTTCTTCTTCCAAGAACACAGTAACTGTATCTACTGCACAAACTCACGGTCTTAATGTTGAAGATAATGTTTATGTCGATGTAAGACCATCTATTACAACTTCATTTGCGGTTTCTTATAATGACTATAACCAAAGAATTATAATAGACAAGAAAGATGTAAGTGCAAGTGGTATCAATACAACCACTAATGAAATTACAATTGAAAGGCATGGTTATACTCTTGGACAGTCTGTAATTTACACATCCTCTTCTGCATCTGGCGGACTAGTAGATGAGAAAATTTACTATGTGGTAATAGTTGATCAAGACACTATCAAATTATCCGAAACATACCACAATGCTATAGGTGCCGCTCCTTCTGTTGTTAATATTACTAGCGCAACAGATTCTTCATTCTCACCGATCAATCCACCAATTAAAGTATATAAAAACTCTAAAGTTGAATTTGACTTATCAGATTCTTCTCTAAGTTATATTAGAAATTCAATTTCATATCCAGCATTCAAATTTGCGTTGTTTACTGATACTAATTTTGACACTGTATTTGATAAGACAATAGACAGTGAAGATTTTGAAGTAATTACTACGGGCACAATAGGTGTTGATGGAAAACTCACATTAACATTTGATGAAAATCTACCTAAGACGCTTTATTATAAGTTATTGCCAATACAAAATGATATTCTCCCAATACAAAAGCTCACTGCAATCTGTGATGCCGATGTAATTGGATATAATCAACTTCAGATTATTGATAGTGTATATTCTGGAAAACAATCAGTTTCAATCGCTTCCCCAACAGAGTTTAGATATTTTACTGCCAAAATACCTGAACAAGCATCTTATACTGAGTCTGATGCATCACTTAATTATGCGACCGATTCCCCAACTGGTATTGGATCTATTTCAGAACTAAAAACATTTAATAAGGGAGAAAATTATTATAAATTGCCATCAATTAAAGGTGTTAGAAGTGGAATTGGATCAAATGCATCGTTTGAATTGCAAAGTGATACTATTGGAAGTATTAAGAAAACTAAGTTAAGAGATATTGGTTTTGATTATGCATACGATAGAACTTTAAGACCAGCGGCTAAACTTCCAGATATCTTCAAAATCAACAATCTTGCAATTCTCAATTCTGTTGGAATTGCTTCATTTGGATATGGGTATGGATCAATTCCACCAAAGGTTATTGTATTTGATGGAGAAACTGGAGATCAATTAAAAGAGGTTGATCTTAAATTTGAATTTGGAGAAAGTCAACTTCAAATCGTGAGCAATACTTACGGAATGAATAATGTAACTCCAAGATTTCTTCCAACAATAAATTCTAACGGCATTGGAATTTCAACGTTGACATATAATTCATCAACTAAAGACGTTACGGTAACTTTATCTACTGGATTTACGACTGCAGGATCATTTCCGTTTACAGTTGGTGATGAGATTATGATTGAAAATATCAGTGTTGGTATTGCATCAACTAATCCTCAAGGCCAAATTGTTGTGGTGAATAGTGGAAAGGGTTATAACACGGAAAACTATAACTACAAATTATTTGTAGTTTCTGGCGTTGACGAAAATATTGGCGGTATTGGCATTGTAACCTTCAGCCTTGATGGTTATCTTGCTGCTGGAGAAAATCCTGGAACATTTAGTGTAACAAGGTCTGCTGGAAGAATTATTCCAAGTCATCACTTCCCAATCTTTGAGTCCACATTAACAACAACTAATTTTGTTGAAGAAGAAAAACTTATTTCATTAGAAGATCCAAAAGCAACTGGGGTTGTTGAAAGATGGGATAATCAAAATGGATATCTAAAAGTTAAATCAGATAGAGATTTTACTAAGGGTCATGTTGTTGAAGGTCAATCTTCTAAGACTAGAGGAACTATTGCATCAATTCTTTCTTCCGATTCAAGTTATGATATTAACGCAACATCCAAAGTTGAATCTGGATGGGAAAATATTTTCGGTTTCCTGAATGACACAAGACAAGTTATTCAAGACGGTGATTATTATCAAAAGTTCTCATATTCACTCAAATCTAAAATTGAATTGAATGAGTGGGATGATCTTGTCGGATCAATTAACCATACTGCTGGATTTAAAAGGTTCTCAGATCTCATTGTCGAAACTTCCCCAGAAGTTGGTCCAGTTGTAGGATTGAGAACAGACCTCTCATATTTTGATAAAATTATCGAATTTGTTGAGCATGTTGATTTGAATTGTGTTTATAACTTTGATAAGGTAAAAGAAAATTATAAAGCAGGTTTCTCTGATGATATTATTTTCTCAAATAAAATTCTTACAGACTATGAAGAGTCTGTAGGAAATAGAGTTCTCAATGTGGACAATGTTGCTGCTACTTTTAATAGTAATCCCAGAGCGACAAGATTTAGTAATATTGCCAGTTGGCCAATTTCAGATGCAAAAGCACATAAGTTCTTAACATACATTCAAGATCCAGATCATACAGCAGAAGCACAAGTTATGTTTGTGACACTTCTCCATGACGCTGTTGGGAATGGATACCTTAATCAATATGCGAGAGTAGAAACTGAACTTGATTTGGGTTCATTCGACTATATTATGGATGGAACGAATGGTATATTGCAGTTCTATCCTACAAAATTCAAAGTCAATCCATATAACGTCTTTACGCTTTCATACAATATTGGCGATACTGTAACCAGTGTTGGTTCCAGTTACTTTGGTGGGGCAGTTAGTGTTGAAACTACGAGTGTTAATGTTTCTGTTGGTACAACCACGAATATTGTTAGTATTGCAAGTACGTTTGAATCAGCAAAAGTTCTGGTTGAAGTTAAAACTGTTGATGGTGAATTTGAATTTAATGAATTAACTATCCTTCATAATGGAACTGATGTAGATCTTATTGATTATGGTCAGTTGACAACTATTGGTGAGTTTGGAGCATCTTCTTCAGGATTTGGAACATATCATCCATATATTGATGGATCAAATATTAAAGTTGATTTTATTCCAAATGTATCTGTTGCGTCTTCCGTCAATACGGTTATTGTTGCAATTTCTAGCGAAGGTGTTGGAGTTGGATCATTTGGTTTCAATCATGCAGAAATCGGTGCTCTTCCAACTTCTATTGCATCTAGTGGATCTCCAACCGAAAATGCAATCGCTGAATATACAAACGAAACTTATAATGGTGGATATTTCATAGTTCAGGTTTCTGATCCAGACAACAATCATCATCAAGTTTCAGAACTAATGTTGATCGATCAGGGCCCAGATTTCACCACTACTTTTCTTACAGAGTTTGGTAATCTCACAAGTACAGGTGCTCCACTAGCTGGTCTTGGAACCTTTGGAGCAAATGTCTCTGGAGATATTGTCAGATTAACATTTACTCCTAATGCTGGTATTAATGCAGAGGTTAGGACTTTCTACAATTACATGAAATATGTGGACAATGATGATCCTATTGTAGAACTTGATTTTACAAACGCATATTTAGATACACAATATGGCGATTATAGTGGAACGGACTCTGATATCATGAGATCGTTTGCTATAAAGTATGGTGGTTATGATGTATTTGAAAGATATATCGATTCAACTGATGAAAATATAATAGGATCGGATACTTCACTAGAAGTTCCAAATGCGATCACCATTCCAAACCACTTCTTTGTAAGTGGTGAGAAACTTACATATTCAAATCCAGGAGCTGGTACAACTCAAAGTATTGGTATCGGTTCTACTAATGTTTCTGGAGTTGGTGTTACTGATAAACTACCAAGTACTGTTTACGTAATTAAGGTTGATTCAAATAAGATTAGACTTACTGATACTCCAAATAAAGCACTCAAGGCCGTTCCTAACGAATACTTTGAAATTTCATCTGTTGGTATTGGAACATCCCATACATTTACTGCAAACAATCAAAATAGTAAGTGTTTGATTGCTATTGACAATTATATTCAATCTCCAGTTGTTGCAACTGCTCTGACAACTTCTTTAGATAATCAATTATTTGCAAGTCAAGATTCATTATTCACGGCTGGCATATCTTCCATCTTTGGCGGTGATCTCATTCAGATTGAAGATGAAATCATGAAAGTCCAATCAGTTGGTGTTGGATCAACAAATATCATCAGAGTTAACAGAGCATGGCTTGGAACAAGAAGAGCTGGTTATTCTACAGGTACAACTGTAACTAAAGTTCAAGGTAATTATAATATCGTCAACAACACCTTGAATTTTGTTGAGGCACCATATGGAAATATACCATTATCATCAACAACCAATCCACCAGATTCTAGAGATTGGACTGGTATAACCACTAGTTCTACTTTCCAAGCAAGAGTATTCTTAAGATCTGGAACTTCTGGATCTTCAGTTGATAGTTATGCTAAAAATTATATTTTCAATGATGTATCTTCTCAATTTAATGGGACTGAGAATACATTTACACTCAAATCAAATGGTTCTGATACTGATGGATATGAAAATG